TGAATGCTGATGCCGGCCTCGCTTGCATGCGGGTTCACTTCCGTCGCATCAGGGCGAAGCACATGGATGACCATCCCGCCGCGCTTGCGCACGAAGTCGGCTTCATTCTCGAAGCGAAGGTCGCTGATCACGAATCCGCGGGCGTTGTCGTTGGTCTGGCCCAGGAACTCAAGGTTCTTTTCAGCCAGCAACAGCCAGAGCTCTGGATGCACCTGGTGGCGGCCCCAGTCGGTGCCCATCGATTGCATGAGCTCACGTGGCGAGAGGCCAAGCCAATCAATCGTCAGCTCTTTGCGTTCGTCGTCGAAGTCACACGGGCTGAGATTGAAGATGTTCATCAGGCCTTCGCGAAGCGGGTCAGCAAGCGCGTAGGTCACGAGGTCGTAGGTATTTGCCAAGTGATTGGCGGCGGTGGTCTTGCCCGTTCTGGCGCGGCCAGCGAGGCCGATCAATAGCTGTGCTGTTTGCATGTCTCGTACTCTTTGGTGAGAGGTGTACGAGGCGAACGATACAAATTCGTATCGATACAGTCAATACTTGTATGTATTGATTTTTTGTTTATCAAAAAAAAACCCGCAAATGTGCGGGCTTTGACGATGTCAAATGTATTAGAAAATTTCTAGTTTCGAGAAGACAACACCACAGATCATTGCATCGTCATCCAATTCTATAATTGGGTCTGGCCATGCTGGGTTCAGGGGTTTTAGGAACTGGCGGCTCCCTTCCATGACTAGCTGTTTGAATGTTGCCTCTTGGCTATCCATTAGCTTGGCAATAACAAGAGAGCCGTTCTCGGCATCCTTTGCCGGGTCAACAAAGATGATATCCCCGTCTCGAAAAGAGCGGCGTTCGTGTTGGTTGAACATGGAAAGGCCGCGAACTCGAAGGGCATAACTCTGGGGGCTATGTGAGGCGGCGCATGGTAACCAGATCTCTGCGTCATCCAGGGTGCGTACATCGGATATCTCGCACCAGGCACCAGCTTGGACCCACGAAATCAGTGGAACATATCCTTTGATGGCTGGGCCAGGCTCAACGTTTGTGTCGAGGTTGGTGGATCCTGTTTCCTTTTGGCTGCCTCCTTTCCATAGCCATTCACTGCTGACCTTTAGGGCTTTAGCAATTTTTTCGACATTCTCTTGGCGAGGGCTGGCGACGGCGTTTGTAGCGATCCTATGAATTGTTGGCTGAGGGACGCCAGAGCGTCGACCAAGCTCACCCTCGGATAGTTTCAGTTCGGCCATGCGTTGAGTGATGCGGTCACCAATCACTTTTTTGCCCTTGATTCATAAACGTATCGTCAATTGTATTGAACGAATCAATACGTTTGTGTATTGTGGCGCCCAATGCGAAGGCGCATCGGTGAATGAGATGACTATCCAAGAAATGCTCGCGGAGTTGCTGGAGGCTGGTTTTTCCCAGCGGGTAATCGCAGAGCGCGTGGGAACAACGCAGCCGACTATTAATCGAGCCGCGAAAGGTGCAGATGTTCGATACGTGACCGGGAAAGCGATTGAGCGGTTTTACAACGAAGTTAAAGAAGTTGGGGGCGTGGAGCCAAAAGCTTGAAAGGTTGCTGGTCTGGGGCCTCTCACCATAAGAATCTCCCCAGCCCAGCGGTGGCAATACGCAGCACATAACATACCGCCACATGAAACACCGGCCTGAAACCTCTCACCAAAGAAATGCCAGGCCGGCTGCAACGAGTTACACGGGTACATGTAACGCGTTGCGTAGGCGTCGGTCCGGGACCTCTCACCATAAGATTCCCCGGACCGACTGGAACGATGCACAGCACATGAACATCGGTCGTGGTCGTAATATAGAGCGTGTTTTGCTCTACGGCCACACCGTAAATAGGGGATTTACGGTTATGAGTCGCACAGATCTTTTGCCGGGTGCAGGCCCGGTCCTTTCACTACGCAAAGCCCTATACCGGGCAGGCCATGATTATCGGGGCGGTGTGACTGCTCTGGCGCTGGACATGGTCATCGATTACGACACCCTCCAGAAGAAACTAAAGCACGACGAAGAGCGCCGTTGGCTTGATCCCGACGAACTGGAGGAGGTGATACGCCTGACGGCAAATCCTCTGTTGCTGGATGCCCTGATGCGGCCTGCTGGCATGGTCTGGTACAAGCCGGAAGCGGCGGCGCCGACCAAGGAAGCTTTGCTGGCAGTCAGTAAGGTGCTGCACCAGACCGGCCTGTTTGTTTCAAGCATGCACGAGGGGGCTGCCGACAATGTCTGGGAGCCACACGAAGTTGAATGTTTGGAGAAACACGGCACCGACGTTATCCGCGCCGTATTGGGCATTATGGCCGGGGCCAGGGAAGCGATGGAGGCTCGCCAAGATGACTGACGTTATCGATATCGCCAACGACCAAGCCGAGTACTTCCTGCAGGTGGCCTTGGATCGCCGTCCGCGCCCAACAAGTGCCGTCAGCGCGCAATTCTGTGAGGATTGCGACGAACCGATCCCGTTACTTCGCCAGCAGACGATCCAGGGTTGTGCGACCTGCGTCAGTTGCCAGGGGTTGCGGGAGCGGCGCAGATGAGTGATCACGACAACCGATTGCCTACTGCTGATTGGGCTCAGTTCTACATTGATACATTTGGTTTAGCGCTCGTCCCGATAGAGCCTGGTGAGAAGGGGCCGAAGGGGAAGGGGTGGAACAAGCCGGGTGGCTACTTCACGGAGTCTACGAAAGCTGCTCAGTTCTGGGAAAAGAAGCCCCAGCACAACCTCGGCGTCGTTTTGGGGCCGAGCCGCATCTGCTCTCTGGACGTCGATGATGTTCAGTGGGCTCGGCACGTGCTGTATGACCAGCTGGGAATTGACCTTGATGCAATGGCTCTGGTGTTTCCGACCGTAGTTGGCAACCCGGCGCGCTTTCGCATTATGTTCCGCGTTCCTGATGGTGTTGAGTTGAGCCGGGTTGCACTTGCGTGGCCCAATGAAAAGGACCCTGATGGTTCGATCCACAAGGCTCTGACCGCAAAGGCCAAAGCTGCAAAGGATGCTGGTGATGCAGTAGGTGAGGCCGAGGCGCGTGCCGAGGCCGATGAGTATCAGCGCATCACCGTGTTCGAATTGCGTGGTGGGTTGGTGCAAGACGTGTTGCCGCCATCTATTCACCCAGGTACTGGAAAGCCCTACACCTGGCGCACGCCCCCGAGCTCTGTTGATGGCTTGCCGATGCTTGCGCCTGAGTTGCTGAAGATCTGGAACAACTGGGAAATCTTCAAGCGCGATGCTGAGGCCGCGTGCCCGTGGGCACCCAAACCAAAGTCGTCTCCGGCGAAAATCATCAAGCGTCCACCGTCCACCGCAGGCAAACCGTCGGTTATTGATGAATTCAATCGTAGCCACGATGTTGAAGAGCTGTTGCGCGCACACGACTACATCAAGCGCGGCAGTAAGTGGCTGTATCCGCACAGCAGCACCGGGATGCCGGGTGTGACGATCACCGACGGCAAGGTGTATTCGCACCACGGCGCTGATCCGCTCGCGAATGGGCATCAGAACGATGCGTTCGAGGTGTTCTGTTTGTTGCAACATGATGGTGATCAGTCGCGAGCTGTAAAGGACGCGGCGCGGATGCTGGGTATGCAGCATTCTTCGCGACCGGATCCGCGTGATCTTCCCCCGGCCCCATCCGGTGATTCGAGCGGGCCGGGCTCTGTCCGCACCGAAGCCAGCGAGGCCGCTCCGGCTCCTGATGGGGGCGCGGGGGAGGTGCTGACGCTTGACCACATTCTTCGGCGGTTTGCGCTGGTGGAAGGCACCACACATGTGTGGGACTTTGACCAGTCGCGGGTGATGAAGAAGTCGGCATTTGAGGCGCGTGTCGGTAAGCCCCTGGCAAAGCAGTGGTTGGAAGACACCGAGCGTCGCAAGCTGATTTCCGATGACCATGTACGCGACATCGAGCAGTCGCGGAGGATGGCGGGCAAAAAGGGTGGAGCCTTCGGGATGCCGCCGACTGAGCGTTACGTCTACATCGATGGCACGAAAGACGTATGGGATCGCGAGAAGAAGCGGCGTGTTGCCGAGGGCGCCGTGAAAATGGCCTTGGGTGACGCTTACGCGCTGTGGTTGAACAGCAGCGAGCGGCGCACTGTGGATGTGGACCATATCGTCTTTGATCCGACCATGACCAAGGATCCGTCGGTGTACATCAATACCTTTGATGGTTTGCCGTTGGAGCCGATCAGGGACGATGGGGCTTGTGCCAACTTGCGGTGGCTGATTTCGTTCCTATGCAACCATGATGAAAATGCAGCGCTCTGGTTGACTCGCTGGCTGGCCTATCCGTTGCAGCACCTGGGCGCCAAGATGGATACCGCGGTGCTGATGCACTCCAGCATGGAGGGATCGGGTAAGAGTCTGTTTTTCGCCGATACCTTGGGCAAGCTTTATGGTCAGTACGCCGCGACAGTCGGACAGACCCAACTGGAAAGCAATTTCAACGCTTGGCAAAGCCGCAAATTGTGGGCCGTGTTCGAAGAGGTCGTAAGCCGAGATCAGCGTTACAACCAGGTGGGCAAGATCAAACACCTGGTCACGGGCAAAACGGTTCGGATGGAATCCAAGTTCATCAATGGCTGGGAGGAATCCAACCATATGAACGCGGTTTTCCTGAGTAACGAGATCATGCCGTGGCCGATCAGTGACAGCGACCGCCGAATGTTGGTGGTCTGGCCGCTGGAGACGTTGCCGGTCGATCGCCAAAAAGCCATCGGTCAGGAGTTGGAGCAGGGTGGAGTCGCGGCCCTGTATGGCTGGCTGTTGTCGGTTGATTTGGGCGACTTCAATCAGCGGACACGCCCGCCATCAACTGACGCCCGTGAACGCCTGGTGGCCTTGAGTCGGGCCGGCTGGCAGACATTCCTGCACCTATGGAAATACAGCGAGTTGGGTCAGGGGCTTTGGGGACCGTGCCTTTCCACTGACCTTTACTCGCTGTTCCTGGAGTGGTGTCAGCGCAACAAAGAACACGTGATGAGTCAGACGAAGTTCTCGCTGTTCATCAACTCCGAAGTAGAAAAGACGCGTTCGATACCGTGGACGGATGGCAGTAATCGCAAGTTCGGTGCGTTCTTCTTTCCCGTTGATCAGGATGCTTCCCCGCCCCCATCCCTGAAGTCGGCCGAGCTTGGCGCGATGGTCGTCGCCTGGCGGGCAAAGGCGAAGCTGGCAGGCTGGAATGTGGATAGCTGGGACCACATCAAGGCGGCTGCCGCATGACTACGCCTAAAAGTGTGTTGGGTGTGTCGGGTGTGTGTCGGGTTGGTTTTGGCTACCCAACACAGTTGCAGGCCTTTATTTACGCGGGTTCCCCGCCGTTGTGTTGGGTGTGTTGGGTTTGGCGTCGCGTGCGCGCATGCGTGACGTTATTTGCATTGAAAGCGATGGGTAGATTTTTTTCTTATGCGAGGACAGAAAAACCCAACAAACCCAACACACTCAACTCAAAGTTATTAAAGGTATTGATTTTAAAGGGATTTATTTGTGTTGGGTTTGTGTTGGGTTGCGGGTTTTCTGTGTTGGGTTCGGTTTTTCGGGGGGAAGGGCGATGATCGAGGAAATGGAAGCATTGATGCAGCATTGGGGCACTCAGCACTGCCAGGTTGGCGACGGTGGTGGTTTGGGAAGTCCGATGGCGACAATCATGCAATACGGTGGATGCGCTCCGCGTGGCACGCCTGGATCTCGCGATCTCATGATGTCGGCCGGTGGTGGCATGGATCACGCCAGTAGCGAAGTCGCCGCCGCAGTTGCACAACTTGAACGCCAATCGGAAAAGGGCGCTCAGTTGGCGTTACTCGCTCGCAATCGTTACCTGGCCCAGCCGCCGATGACTGTGCGTGAACAAATGCGTTTGCTACAGCTTGCCGAGAATGCGGACCGGACTTACAGGAATTGGGTTCATCGCCTGCATCAGCAGGTGCAACTCATCCTCACGGTTCGCAGTGCCACAACCCGGGGACTTGATCGCCGAAGTGGTGCGCTCGATACCAACCTAACCCGAGCTTCAACAAGCAAGCGTGCTCGGGCCTACTAACTACCGTTCGTCGGGGTGATTTACCTCAAGCCTGCGTCCACTTGCGTCAAAGTTGCGTCGTGCTAGACAACCGAAAATAGCCTCTTTTCGGTTTTTCCGGAGAGGGGTAAAAAGTGCCCACGATATGAAATTTGCGCCTTGGCGCACCCCGAGCACGTGCTGTGCACTCCGTCCTGGCGCTTGTCATGACACTGAAACCCTGCCCCCCGGCGGGGTTTTCTTTTTTGTGTTCGGCACACTCCTTCACTTGAGGCACAACATGACAAATGAGCAGCAAGCGCTGGCAGAGATGCCGATCTGGTTAGTGATCGTCCTGGCTTTGGTCGGTGGCGTTTCGGGTGAGATGTGGCGAGCGGACAAAGATGGCGCGCGCGGCTGGGTATTGCTGCGCCGCCTGGCACTGCGGTCCGGTGCCTGCATTGCCTGCGGGGTGTCGGCAATGATGCTGATGATTGCGGCGGGTATGTCGATCTGGGCGGCTGGCAGTTTGGGTTGCCTGACCGCGATGGCCGGCGCCGATGTTGCCATCGGCCTCTACGAGCGTTGGGCTGCCAAGCGGCTGGGCGTCAGCGAAGTGTCCGGCGAATCGAATCGCTCTGAATAGCTCCCACCAGCCACACATTAAGCAGGTCTCCTGAAATGAATGAATCCAGGCAGCAGCAGATGCTTGCAGGGCAATCTTCGATTGCTCAAAAAGTCTTTGGTTATGTACCCATTCGATCATCTTGGAGCGCTAGGGATATTCACGGTGCCGTCCTAGCTGCCAACGCCACTGGCGCATCGGCCTATGCCATACGCCGCGCACTCGGTGAGCTCAAAGATGCCGGGCTTATCAGAGAACCAGTGGGCGGAAAGTTTCAGCGTGACCCAGCAACCCAAAAACCAAAGAAGGAACAGGCCGTGACTCAGCCAGCCAAGCAGGCCGTTGTATCGATCAAATCACCCGAGGGCGCGCTGGATGTGTTAGCGATTCTGTCGTGCGAAGTGGTGAGTCTGTCTGATGAGTTCAGCAAACGCATGAAGGCGTTGGCGGGCCGTATTGAAGAGGTCGCCCTGACGGTTGAGGCTGAACGCGAAAGCAATGCCGAAGCCATTGTGAAAGCCAAGCGCCTGCAAGAAGCGCTTCGGGAGTTTGCGTAGTTCCTTCCCTCATTGCGATCCCGCACCGTCAGGTGCTCGGGTGCCAGCGAGGTGCCGCCACCGTTGGCGAGCAGGGGGTGCGCACCGTTTCGGTGCGCCGAAAATCGCCGGGGACCCTGGGGGTATTCGGTGGGTACGGGGTCGGAAACCCGCGGGAAAGTGTTAGCGGACAGTTCACCAGCTTAGTGAACTGGGGTGAACAGGTGAACTCCCCGTATTCATTAGGTGAACAGGACATTTCTTCATGACTGTAATCAGCAAAACGGAGTTTGCCGCACGGCGTGGCTGGGCCAAATCCTACGTTTCCAAGTTGGCTAATCAGGATCGGTTGGTGCTGACTGACGATGGCAAGATAGACCTCGAAGCTACCGAAGCGTTGTTGGCCGAGTCTGCCGATCCAAGCAAAGCTGCCGTTGCCGAGCGACACGACCGGCTTCGCCTTCAGCGGGAAGCTCAAATCGCCACCGAAGAACCTGCGGTGCCGCAAGTCGGGCAGACGGTGGACTTTCAGAAGTCCCGGGCTCTGCGGGAGCACTACCTGGCCCTTCAAGAGCAAGCCAACTTTCACAAGCAGCAAGGCACTCTGGTCGAACGTGTCGCGGTAGAAACGGGCGCGTTCAACGCGGGCCGCCTGTTGCGTGACCAGCTGCTGGGCATGCCACCACAACTCGCGCCGGAGCTCGCTGTCATGTCCGATCCCTGGCAAATCGAAAAGCACCTGACGGCGGCTATCCGTCGCTCGCTAGAGGATGCAGAGCGCTTGTCCTCGGCGGATCTTGAACACGCCCTGACCACGAGTTAATCCC